GATACGTTCGACGATTGGGATTTCGACCAGCAAAAAACGGCGCTGGAGATTGCGGAATTCATTCATCGCCGGTCGAAGAGGTCGGCGGCGCGCAAGGAAGCGCAGAAGGAGGATGCCGATGGCCCACAGCAACAGCAACTCGCCGACTGATACCGAACTTCTGAACTGGGTGGAACTCAACCGCTGCACCATCGAAGTGTTTGGTTTGTATGTTCCGCTGGCAGACCGCGAGGACGACGACGACGACGAGGACGGCAACTGGAACGTGACGCCGGGCGCGATGAATCCGGCGATAAGGGGAATCGGCTCGACGGCGCGGTTGGCGATTATTGATGCAATCGAAAGGAACGGCGGCGAATGAGCGACCAGAAACTTTCCCTGTGGGCGATTGAGGCCGAGATTGAGGCGCTTATCGACCAGCGCGAAGAACTGGCGGCCGCCGGAGACCCGGATCGCCATGCCCAGATCGCGGCAGTGGACCTGAAGATTCAGGAATGGATTGGCCGCGAGGTCCGCAAGGTGGACGGCATCCGCGGCTACCTGAAGCACTGCGACATGATGGCCGGCGCCGCGAAAGCGGAGGCCCAGGCGCAATCGCAGCGGTCGAAGGCGTGGGAAGATCGCGGGCGTCGCATCAAGGCGTGTGTGGCGTCCGTAATGGACGCGGCGGGGCTGAAGAAACTCGAGGGCCAGACCGGCACGCTGATGCTGAAGGGTAACGGCGGAGTGCAGCCGGTGACGATCACGGACGCGGAGATGGTGCCGGATGACCTGTGCAGCATGACGGTTACTATGACAGTTGTCGCGTGGAATTGGGCGCTGGATGTGTTGAGCGATAACGAAGAAGCGGTGGTGGAAGCGGAGGTGAAAGGCCTTACGGCTGCGGTCGGCCCGCGCACTCCGATGCTGGAGAAGATACGCGAGGCTCTGGAGGCGAATTGCGCTGCCTGCGGCGGTACCGGACACGAAAAGCAGCAGAGCGGGGAGCCGTATTGTGCTGCCTGCGGCGGCACCGGCAAGCAGGGCGTTCCGGGGGCGTACCTGGAAGAACGGGGGAAGCATGTCGAAATCAAGTAGCGGATGGAATGCGCACGCGGCCATTGAGCGGTACGACGCCGGCGCGGAGGCTATTCCCGACCGGCACCGGCTGGGCTCTATGATCGTGCTGGCCATCGGCTGTATCTGCGCCGCGGCCATGCTGATCGGAGGGTGGATCAATGGGTGAGGTGAAGCTGACCACTGAGCAGGTACAGAAGATCAAGGCGATCGATATAGCGAACCTACGTTTCTATTCCGATATGGCAAAGCAGTTCCAATGGGGTACGGACATCATTCACTGGGGAGTGATTGCTCAGACGCTATCCGAAATCGCTGACCGATATGAGTCCCCGCCGGGCAGGGCAATGGCTCATATTATTGAACCGCTGGCCTCCGACTGGCTGGCGATGCGGGAGGCGGCGAAGGAGGACCATGCCTAAGCCGGGGCCGGTGTGTCCGTACTGCGAAGGCAACCCGCCGTCTATGTTGATGGACGCGGGCGAAGTGTACGGCGAGAAGTACGAAGGCCAGTTTAACTTATGGGTTTGCCAGAACCGCTGCGGCGCCACGGTCGGCGTGGTGACCGGATCGCTGGATGCGGAACCGGCAGGGACGTTGGCGAACGCGGGGTTGCGTGCACTACGAAAGCGACTGAAGCAAGCGACATCGGGCCAGAAGATGACGATGAGGGACCGGATTCGGCACCTTCGACTTATCAATCACAGCGACGAGAATCAGTGTCGGCGGGCGCTGATGGCTCTGGACCAACCCGCCACAAAGGAGACTCATGTCTAAACGGCTTGTAGCGAAGAATGCGTATCTGCGCGAATTAAAGCGCACCAGAAAAGGCGGTACGGCAAAGCTAACGTTTCCGCTCACTAAGTCCATTACACGGCAGTTGGGATGGCCGGAATTGCCGGAAGGCACGAAGGGTTGGAGCCCGGACGATTCCGACCTGACGGCCACCATCATCGAACTGGTGCCAAACAACGAAGAGCTGCAGGCGCATGCGATGACGCTGGACGCCACCGGGTGCGGTGATTTCTCCGTGGTCCACAAAGAATCGAAGAAGGGCAAAGACTCGGTGAAGGCCGGAACCGTGATCGTAGAGGTTTCCTGCACCGTCACGTTCGCTGACCCGATGGGCGCGGCGAAGTTGGAAGCGTACATGCTGTCAGCGGCGCGGTCAGAGATGACGGTAACGTACACGCCGCAGGCGGTCCAGGACGAACTGCCGGGAACGCGGGTCGAGATGGGCGCGGACGATAAGCAGATGCCACTGGCCACACCGGAACAGCGGGAAGCGGTCGAAGGTATCGAAGACGGCACGATTGCGGAAGCGGTTGAAGAGGCAAGGCGGAAGCGCGGCCGCCCGCGGAAAGACGTGCAGTGACCACGAAGGATTCAGAGACGCTATACAGGAATCTCGGTCGGCCCGCGCCGGCCGGGATCGCGGCTCCAGACGCCTCGAAGTACAACGCGCGGAAGAAGGTGATCGATGGCTACACGTTCGACAGCACCGGCGAGGCCCGCGCATACCGATTGCTGAAGTCGTGGGAGGCGTGCGGCGCTGTTCGCAATCTGGAGTTGCAGCCGGTGTATGTGCTCCAGCCCGCCATGCGGATCGACGGGAAAACCCAGCGGGCCATCAAGTACGTGCCGGATTTCAGGTTCCAGCGGGGATGCGGCGAAGGCTCGGAAACTGTCGTGGTGGATTTCAAGGGCATGCGAACCCCGGCGTACAGACTCAAAGCGAAGATGTTCCGCGCGCTGTACCCGGATGTGCATTTTGAGGAGTGGGATCGGGCGCGGCTGAAGGAACTGGGAGGGTAGTTGCGCACGTGCGCCAAATGTGCTAAATTGGTCCTGTCGCTGGGAGGCGGCATAACGGATGGCTGAGGTATCAGTATCACAAGTTGGCGCGCGGTTTATTGCCCGGTGCTCCTACGAGGACCGGGCGGTGCCTCGTGAGGCCGGGTTCCGCTGGGACCCAGCGGCTAAGTGCTGGTGGACGAACAAACCGGAGATCGCGGCCAGGCTCTCAGACCCAGCGTCGGCGGCGAAGCTGATGGCGGAAGCAGCGGCGAAACAGACGCTGCGCGCGGAGTCGATAGAGGCCAGCCGGGCGGCGGAAGCCGACATCGATCTGCCGTGCCCGGAAGGCCTGGCGTATCTGCCGTACCAGCGCGCCGGGATCGCGTTCGCGCTGCGCCATGATTCGGTGCTATTCGGCGACGAGATGGGCCTGGGCAAGACCATTCAGGCTATCGGAACGATCAACGCCGACGCCTCGGTTTCCCGCGTGCTCATCATCTGCCCGGCCTCACTCAAGCTGAACTGGCGCAACGAACTTCGGCGCTGGCTGACCCGCGCTTTTGACATCATCGTTGCATCCGGCCAGGATTGCCCGGTGGACTGGGCCGGCGAACACGGACGGCTCATTGTCATCGCCAATTACGACATCGCGGATAAACACAGGGCGGCGCTTATGGGAGGCCGCTGGGACATGCTGATCTGCGACGAAGCCCATTACCTGAAGAATTCCGACGCGAAGCGCACCAAGGCCATCATCGGGGCTGACGCGAAAAAGGGAAAGGACGCGATACCAGGCCTGCGGGCGCGGCGGCGCATCATGTTGACCGGAACCCCGATCCCGAACAGGCCAATCGAGGGCCAGCCGCTGTTTCACTTCCTCGCGCCAGAGAACAAGAATTTTTCATTTTTCCCGTATGCGAAGCGGTACTGTGGGGCCAGCGCGGGCCGGTTTGGCTGGGACTTCAGTGGATCGAGCAACCTCCAGCAACTGCAAGACGAACTCCGGGCCACGATCATGATTCGGCGCCTGAAGGCGGACGTGCTGACGGAACTGCCGGCGAAGCGGCGCGCGGTGATTGAGATCGCGGACAACGGATCGACGGGCGCGGTCAAGGCCGAAATCGCGGCGTGGGAAGCGAACGAGGACCGGATGCTGGCGGTCCGGGCGGCGGTGGAATTGGCAAAGGCCAGTGACCGGCCAGAAGACTACTCGGCGGCGGTGGACCGGCTGAAGGAAGCGGCCACGGCCGCATTCGCAGAGATGAGCAGGCTGCGCCACGAGACGGCTGTAGCGACAGTACCTTACGTGATCGACCACGTGCGCGACATTGTGGAGCAGGGGCGGAAGGTGATCGTATTCGCGCACCACCGGGATGTGATCGAGGCGCTGCATGCGGCATTTGCGGGCGCGGTGATGGTGTACGGCGGCATGGCAATCGAGGACCGGCAGCGAAGCGTGGAACGGTTCCAAGGCGACCCGGAATGCATGGTATTCGTCGGCGGAATACTCGCGGCAGGCGTCGGGCTTACGCTGACGGCCAGCAGCCACGTGGTGTTTGCGGAGCTGGATTGGGTGCCAGGCAACGTGACACAGGCCGAGGACCGGGCGCACCGCATCGGGCAGAAGGATATGGTTACGGTTGAGCACTTCGTGCTGGAAGGCTCACTGAGCGCGCGCATGGCGCATGACATGGTAGACAAGCAGGACGTTATCGACCGGGCGCTGGACAAGATCGAACCAGCCAAAGAGCCAGTGATACCGGTTGCGCAAGGGGAACGCGGCGCAACAGAAAGCACAACGCGGTCTGCAATCGAGAAGGCTGCTGAGTCCATGACGGCGGCGCGGATTGCGGCGGTACACGAAGGGCTGAAGATGCTGGCAGCAATGGACGGAGACCGGGCGCGGGAGATCAACGGGGCCGGGTTCTCGAAGCTGGATGTAGCCATCGGCCATTCCTTGGCGCAGCGGGCGTTCCTGACGGCCCGCCAGGCGGCGCTGGGGGCCAAACTGGTGAACAAGTACCGGCGACAGTTGCCGGATTCGATAGCGGAAGGAGCCAAAGCTATAGTTTCGCCCCATATTCGCCCATGTGAAAAATAATTCGCGTCATGTGCGAAATAACTGTTGCGCACGTGCGCGGATGTGCTATTCTGATAGTGTCCTGGGAGGGACAAACGAAATGAAACTGACCAGAACAACTCAAGATGGCCGTGGGCTGACGATCCGGAAGGCTTATCAGATCCATGACGAGGTGGATGAAGGAATCTTGCTGTGGAAAAAAGACGCCGAAATCTATGAGACTCTCGGCGGTGAGGGTGCCGAGACTATCGTATGGACACTCGGCGGCAAGCTGGAGGGAATGTATGGAGTATATCACTGGGAAGGGGGTCCACTGGAACTCATCACTAAGTCGCTGCGAAAGGCCCGGAGAATTGCGGCCAGGCTATCCGCAGAACGCGGAGAAGAATATCAGGAAGGGGGCCGGTAATGCGCTGCGCAAACGACTGCGACCCGGTAATCCGCATCCTGCGACGGCGGCGATTTCTCGCCACCAAGACCGCCGCATCGATCCTCGCTGAGCTGCGGCGCCAGACCGGCCTGTCCGACGAGCAGATCATGAAGCCACGAGGCGCACCGCAGAAGCACGCACGGCACATGCTGTTCCAGGGGCTGCGCGGTCTTGGATGGAGCTACCCGCGCATCGGTCACTACTGCAACGTCCACCATACGACGGCGATGGCGGTCTGCCGCGGGGCCAAGGAGGCGGGATGAACGGTTGCCAGTGCGGCGATTATTGCCTATGGTGCCAGGCCGACGAGCATGCGCAGGCTGCGGCCGGCGCCACCGCATCTAAAGCACCAGAAAAATCGGAAGCGGCCCGGCTGGATAAAATGGCGGCCGAGGCCTCGCGGTTGTCAGCTCAGTGCCAGAAGATTCTGGCGCGGCTGCGAGAAGGCCCGGCTACCAACGTCCAACTTTCTGCCATGGCGCTGAAGTACACCGGGCGCATCAGCGATCTTCGCAAGGCCGGGCACCACATCGAAGTACTCAGCCGGGACTATGCCTCTGGTTTGGTGACGTATCACCTTCTGGCGTGATAGCATCGATTTGCATGCCATTTGCGAAGGGCACACCGAAGCCTCCTGGGTCTGGCCGGAAGAAGAAACCGGCGGAACCGCCCGAACTGAAGATCGAACAGTGGGCCGTCGAGCGGCTGAAACCATACGAGCGCAATCCGCGCAAGAACGACAAAGCGGTACCGCGGATGGTCGCCAGCATCCGCGAATACGGCTTCGTCATCCCGGTACTGGCGCGCAGCAGCGGAGAAGTGATCGACGGCCACCTTCGGCTGAAGGCGGCGCACGCGGCGAAGCTGGCCAGCGTCCCGGTGATCGTCTGCGACGCGTGGACCGAAGCCCAGGTGAAGGCGTTCCGGCTGATGGTAAACCGGTCGGTGGCGTGGGCGGAGTGGGATATGGACGCGCTGGCGCTGGAGTTCGGAGAACTGAAGGCAGCGGACCTCGATCTGACGCTGACGGGGTTCGATGCGATTGAATGGGGCGATTTCTCGGGCATGGCGGCGGCGGGCGCGGCGGGCAATCGCGGCGAAGGGTCCTACATCGAACAGTTCGGCGTCATCGTGATATGCGAGGGAGAACGGCAGCAGCGCGAAATATACGAAAGGTTGGTAGGCGAGGGGCTTACCTGCCGGGTGGTGGTCACGTGAAGATTGAGGTACACAACTCCTGCGCCGATTACAACAGCTACCGGGCGGCGCGGGTCAAATCTTTGTTTAACGCAGAGTCCGGGTGCAACTTCGACCTGTCCGCGGATCTGCCGATAGACGACGCCGATTGGAAAATTGGGCTTGTGGTCGGGCCGTCTGGCTCGGGCAAGACGTCCATCGGCGCGAAGATTTTTGGTGCCGAAGCGGTTTACGGGGCTCAAGGCTGGCCGGCGGATCAGCCGATTATTGACGCTCTCACGCCGGGCGGGGACTTCAACGCCGTCACCGGGGCACTGGCGGCGGTCGGGCTCGGCAGCGTGCCCGCATGGCTGCGGCCGTATCACGTCCTCAGCAACGGTGAGCGGTTCCGGGCGGATCTGGCAAGGATTATCTGCGAGGCACCGGCAGAAATCGTGGTCGACGAGTTCACGTCGGTCGTTGACCGGCAGATTGCAAAATTCGGGGCGCTGGCGTTCCAAAAGTCTTGGCGGCGCACAGGCGGGAAATGCGTGCTACTGTCCTGCCACTACGATATTTTAGACTGGGTAGAGCCGGATTGGGTGTTTGACACTGCGACCGGGGTGTACTCGGGGAGGGGCCTTTGGCGACGGCCACGATTCGATCTTGAAATTACCTGCGAGGACTGGCGCTTCTGGCCACGTTTTGAGCCGCATTACTATCTGAAACTAAACAAGATGATCGCCGCCCAGTGTTACGTTGGATCGGTTGAGGGGGAGATGGTGGCGCATCTGGCGATATCGCCTGGCCCGGGCCTGAAGGAATGCCGCGCCAGCCGCATGGTAGTCATGCCGGAATGGCAGGGAGCCGGAATTGGTATGCGGTTCCTGAACGCAATCTGCGCAGAGTGGCTCACCGGGAACAACCGCTTCCACAGGCCGATGCCGACGCTGTTCCACACGTCACACCCTGGCCTGTGTGACGGCCTGCGGCGTGACCGGAAATGGCGGCAGGTATCCCAGATGCTGCACGGAACAAACAAAAAGCGCAGCGCGGCGTCAATGCGGACGCCTGTAGCGGCTGGCACTGGATACGGTGGCCACTTCCGCGCCGTGCAAGGGTTCAGGTACATCGGATGAGGGTATTCATTGCGGGCCAGAAATCATTCGGCGAGGCCGTGTTCCGCGTCTGCATGAGCATGGGCCTGGAAATGGCCGGGGTGTCCTCGCCTAGTTCCGAACGCGACAGGCTGACCGTAGCGGCGTCGTTGGCCGGTGTGGCATGGATGCCATCGGGCACGCTGACGGCGGAAACTATGCCGCAAGGCGTCGACCTGATTGTCGCGGCGCACTCCCACGACTTCGTCGGGCGCAAAACACGCGCGATGGCGAAATACGGGGCTATCGGGTATCACCCAAGCCTCCTGCCGCGTCACCGGGGGCGGGACGCCGTAGCATGGACGATAAAAATGGGTGACGCCGTAGCCGGGGGCTCCGTTTACTGGTTGTCCGAGAATGTGGACGCGGGCGATATCGCGGCGCAGGGCTGGTGCTTTGTGCGACCGGGCGACACGGCTTCGGAACTGTGGAGACGGGATCTGTTCCCAATGGGAGTCGGCTTGATGGCCGGCGTTATCGCAGACATTCGGGCGGGCCGGGTGGTCATGGTGCCGCAGGATGAATACGCGGCAACGTGGGAACCGGCGCTATCCTCGCCACCTCTTCGAAGGCCAGATCTGCCGATGATCGGAGACGGGCGAGAGGCGTACCGGGTAATCAGAGAGGCGAGTTTTTCCCGTACATAAAACGAAATGGCCAGACCTTCATACCAACCAACCGACCAGGACACACGCATCTGTGTCCCGCGCACGTTCTGGCGCAAACTGCGGGCCGATCTTGAGGCCACAATATGAAATCTCCCGGCACTAAAAGGGGCGGCGCCCGGCCCGGTGCGGGAAAGCCACCGTTTGCGCCGACGCCGGCAGACCGCAACACCGTAATGGCGATGGTGGCCGCCGGCATCCCGATGGACCGGATCGCGCGTTGCATCGGCACCGATGGCATCGACGAGAAGACCATGCGGAAGCACTTTCGCCTGGAACTGGAGCGCGGCAAGGACTGGGTCCACGGGCTGGCAGTGGGCAAGCTGGCGCAGGCGGTGAACAACGGCGAGGCCTGGGCTATCTGTTTCCTGCTCAAGACCAAGTACGGCTATCGGGAGACACAGCGCAACGAGCTGGTAACGCCGGCCGGGGAAACGATCAATGTCAATCTCTCAGATCGGGAACTTGTCGCTGCTCGAATCGCTGGCATCAGACAGCGACTGGCAGCGGAGCCTGGCCCGACTCACTGACGCCGATATCGAGTTTCTGGCGCGGGCGTGGTTTGCAATCGCGCGCCCAAACCAGATCATACCGGGCATGCCGAACGCGGAGTCTCCGCGCACGGACTGGACGTTTTGGTTGCTTCTGGCCGGTCGTGGATTCGGCAAGACCAAGACCGGCGCGGAAACCGTGAAGCACTGGGCCGGCAAAAAACTGGCGGCGCCGATCCATCTGATTGGACCCACAGCGGCCGACGCGCGCACGGTCATGGTCGAAGGCCCGGCCGGCATCATGTCATGCTACCGGGAGGACGATCCACAGCGGCCTGTCTATGAGCCATCCAGGCGCATGCTGACGTGGGCGAACGGCAACACGGCAATTACCTTCAGCGCGGATGAACCAGAGCGACTGCGCGGCCCGCAATGCGAAAAGTTCTGGTTCGATGAGCCGGCTGCGTGCAAGCGCAGAGACGAAACATGGGACAACCTGATGTTCGGGTTTCGGCACGGAACGCCGCAGGGGGTTATCACCGGAACTCCGAAGCCGGTGGACCTGATCCGCGATCTGATTAAGAACCCGGCCTGCGTCGTGACTCGCGGCAGCAGCTACGAGAACCGGGCCAACCTTGCACCAGCGTTTTTTCAGGAGATCGTTAAAAAGTACGAAGGCACCCGGCTGGGGCGGCAGGAGTTGCTGGCCGAAATCCTTGATGATTTGCCCGGCGCGCTGTGGAGTCGCGGCGTGATCGACGCTCTGCGGGTAGACATGCAGTACGTTCCAACGCCGCTGGTTCGCGTGGTGGTCGCCATTGATCCTGCGGTGACGGCTTCGGATACCTCCGACGAAACCGGCATTGGAGCGGTAGGCCTGGGTGCGAACGGTCACTGCTACGTTTTCGAGGACGCCAGCATGAAGGGAAGCCCGATGCAATGGGCGCGGCAGGCTATCGCGCTGGGAGCGCGCTGGAGCGCTGACAGGATCGTGGCCGAGGTCAACAACGGCGGGGACATGGTCGAGAGCACGTTGCGCGCTATAGCGCCAAACTGCCCGTATCGCAAAGTGACAGCCAGCCGCGGCAAGTTGGTGCGCGCAGAACCCGCTGCGGCACTCTATGAGCAGGGGCGGGTGCATCACGTAGGCGACCCACGCAGGTTCACCGAACTCGAAGACCAGATGTGCAACTACATCTCTGACACGTCGAAGAAGTCGCCGGATCGCATGGACTGGCTGGTGTGGGCGCTGTGGGATCTGGTGATTCAGCCGGCTGACCAGCAGATGGTAATCGTTCAGGATGCCGGGTACAGAATCAGCGCGTACTGATGCGCACGTGCGCTATACTGACAGGCATGGACAAAACAGTTTGCGCTGTGATGCTGACGAAGGACCGGCCGGCGATGGCGCGGCGGTCGGTCGAATGCTTCCGGGCGCAGACGTATCAGGCAAAGCGGCTACTGGTGCTCGTCGATAGCGGTTGTATGCCGTGGCGGCCAACTGATCTGAAGCCGATCATCGAATCGGACGATACGCAGATAATTTTTGCTCCCGGCGGAAATCGCAAATCTATCGGGGCGCTGCGTAATCTGTGCCAAGGATTCCTTCCAAACGTTCTGGCTGATATCGTTATTCACTGGGATGACGACGACTGGAGCCACCCGGACCGGATCGCGGAACAGGTGGCGCTGCTGGAATCGACTGGCGCCGAGGCTGTGGGCTATAACCAGATGCTGTTCTGGCGGCAGGAAGAGCATGAAGCGTGGCTGTACACCAGCCCGAATCGGAACTATGCGCTGGGGACGTCGCTCTGCTACTGGCGGTGCACATGGGAGCAAAAGCCGTTTCCTGACGTCAACGTCGGCGAGGATAGCCAATGGTGCGCCGGCCTGCGGGTGTATGCGATATCGGCACTGCCGGGCGGCAAGGATGCCGCACAATGCACGTGGTGGAAAGACGGAAGCAAGCAGATGCGTCATGAGATTAACGCACCGCGCATGATCGCCAGAATTCACGCGGGCAACACCAGTCCGGCATACAACCCCGATTTCATGCGGATGGCTCAGGAGTGGACCCGCATGCCGCAGTGGGATGACTATTGCAGGGAAAGGATGGCGCTGTGATCCGCCAGCGGGAGCCGATAAAACGCACGGCCATCAAGCGGCGGCCGCCGAGGGTTCGGCGCGACCTGAACCCGCGCTATCTGGACTGGCTGCGGCAGCAGCGCTGCATGCTGGCGTCGGCTCACTGCAACGGAGCGATTGAGGCGGCGCACGTCGGCGACCGCGGGCTGGGCCAGAAGTGCGCAGACCGGGAAGCTGTGCCGCTGTGCGCTGCGCACCACCGGACAGGGCCAGGCGCGCACCATGTGCTGGGGAAGAAGTTCTGGATGTTCCACGGTCTCCATCGAGACGCTGTGGTGTTGGCATACAATGCGGGATTCATGTCTGAAACAGGAGAAGAATTATGAAACTGAACTTAGGCTGTTGCGACCGGCACGTGCCGGGATTCGTGAATGTCGATCTGTGCGAACCGGCTGACCAGATCGTCGATCTGGAAGGGCCGTGGCCGTGGCCGGACTCCAGCGTCGAAGAAGTTAATGCGCTGGATGTGATCGAGCATATCGGCCAGTGCAGTCATAACAGCCGATGGTCATGTGCTATTTGCGCTGTACATGGCTCCGGCGATGAAAAGTTGATGCGTCACCCGCTGGGCCGCATCCACTTCATGAACGAGCTCCACCGGGTTTTGCTGCCCGGTGGCCGGGCCACCATCGAAACCCCGGACGCCGCGAAGGGAGCCGGTTTCTATCAGGACCCGACGCACGTTTCACCGTGGACCAGGAACAGCTTCCAGTACTTCACTGCCGAGACGTTCGCGCACCAGCGCCTGGCGAAAGCCTACGGCATCACGGCGTCGTTTCGCATCGTGTCGCTGGAGGAACGGCGGTATACCGACGCCTTCGACATCGTGTGGAAGATCACGGCGGTACTGGAGGCCGTAAAGTGAAAGAATTAAAAGTGAAAGAATTCAGCGTCATCATCCCCAGCCGGAATCCCGGCAACCTGATCCCCTGCGTCAAAGCGATCCGCGCGGCCGGCGAGAGGTGCAGGATCATCGTCATCGCTGATTTCCGCACCACCACTGACGAGGTAGCGGCCTGCGAAGCCCTGCAGTATGGGCGCGTGGAATTCGTTCACGGAGTGAAGCCGTTCTGCTTCGCGCGGAACATGAACATCGGCATCCGCTGCGCGGGCGACGATGACGTCATTCTCCTGAACGATGACACGCTGCTGGAAACGCCGCGGGGGTTCACGGCGCTGCATCGGCGCAGCTTCGACCCGGCCTACGGCATAATTGCGTCTTCATGTTCGACGGTCGGCAATACTAACCAGTGGCAAAAATCTCCGCCTATGCCCGGTTTGCGCGACGAACCACGTATGGTCTGTTTCGTCTGTGTGCTGATTCCACGGCGCACGCTTCTGGCTGTTGGCGATCTGGACGAGCGCTTTGTCGATTACGGACTGGACGATGACGACTATTGCCTGCGTGTGCGCAAGCAGGGCGGGAAGATCGGCATATTCGACGGCTGCTTCGTAGACCACGGCACGCTGACCAGCAGTTACCGGGCGCCAGCGGAAGCCAACAGCGCGCCGGGCGACTTCCGTCCGAACCTTCGGCGGTTCATCGAGAAGTGGGGTGTTGACAACTGGGGCAGGACCAAAGAAGAATCCCGGCGGCCGGAACTGTTTTAGCGCACATGCGCATGTTAGGATAGGTGCCATCACATGAAAATCGCAATCATTGGAGCATCAGGAATCATCGGGCAGCACATGCGGCTGTGCGTGCCGGAAGGCGTCGAACCAGTCTGGACCCGTCGCGAAGAAGACGCGCTGCACGTCGGGCTGGACCTTTTGGACGCCAGCGCGGTAGAAGCGTTTTTTGCCGTATTCGAACCGGATGTCGTAATCAATCTGGCAGGCGAGAACCGGCCAGACGTGGTGGAGGCCAACAAGTATGCGGAGATCGTCACTCTGAACGCGATCATTCCGGGGGCGATGGCAGCGCTGTGCCGGGAGCACGGTGCCCACATGATTCAGGTGAGTACCCAAGCGGTCTACAGCGGTAAGGACGGCCCATACACGCCATTCTCCCCGCATGCTCCGGTCAATGAGTACGGGAAGCAGAAGAGCGCGGCTGAGAGCGCTGTGGTCGCCGTGGGCGGGCGTTGGTCGATTGTGCGGCCTTCTTTCGTGCTGGGCGTTCGCCCGATGCCGGCCGTCGGTCGCCAGAACCCGCTGGAGCAGATGCTGGCCGGTGGAATACAGCGCCAGGCCTCGGATCGCTGGTTCTCCTGCTCGTTTGCGCGCACGGTGGCGCGGCGGCTTTGGGAGATCGCGCTGGGACACCCGCTGATGGGCGCGGTCAACATCGGCATCCCGAAACCTGTATCGCGGTTCTATCTGGCCCGGCTGGCCGGCGCGCGGGTGGACAACGGAACGCTGATTGAAGCGAGGCAAGCCGATTTTGGAGGCGCGCCCCGGCCGTTTGACACCACGTATGCTGGCTTTCAGGATGCAATTGAAAGTGCAGATCACGACATCGAAGAAGGGATAGACTTCTGCAAAATGCAACTGCAGCAACGCGAGAATCTGACGGTGGCGCAACGAGCCCGCGAACTGGCACTGTTCACCGGCAGGACGGAAGCCAAATGCGCTGCCCGGCTGGCGCTGGGCTTCGGCGTACTGCACAACGCCGTATCGGAAGATTTCCGCGCGGCCAACCCGCGGGACGATGCGGAATTGCTGGAGTGGTACCGCACCACGGAAGCGTACTGCTGGGAACTGTCGGCCTATCACGCCGATCCTGGGTTCAACTACGCCGGCATGTGCAAAGGCGTGGCACAGAGGCTACAGACCTTCCATTCGGGTAGCCGGGTGCTCTGCCTGGGCGATGGCATTGGCGATCTGACGCTGACGCTTCGCCGGGCCGGATTCGACGCGGTCTATCACGATCTGGACGGCAGCAGGACATCGGCGTTCGCGCAGATGCGCTTGGCGATGTACGGAGAGCACGGAGAGACTCACCACACGGTCGGATGGGAGCCGGATTTCCCAGTCAACGAATACGCAGCGGTCTGCTCGTTCGATTTTCTGGAGCACGTGACAGACGTGGAGGCATGGGTACGGGCCATCCACCGGGCGCTGAGGCCGCACGGCCTGTTCTTTGCCCAGAACGCATTTGCATGCGGCAGCGGGCCGGACGGCGCCATGCCGATGCGTCTGGCGCGCAATGACCGGTTTGAGCGCGACTGGGATCCATTTCTGTTTTCTCTCGGCTTCGTTCAGGAGTCGTCAAACTGGTACAGGAAGGCGCTATGAGGATCGAAACGAAAGACGACAAAGGCCGGCCGAACGGCTGGCTGATCCCGCTCTGGAACGTGAACCAGCGGCCTGAGTTGCGGCCCGATCAGGTGTACGTTACGGCGGTGGCTCCGTTTTCACGGAAGGGGCCACATCTGCACATGCGGCGGCGCGGTTGCTTTGTGTGTATTCAGGGGCGCGTAACTGTTGCCGTCTGCGAGGGCCACGTACTGACAGAAATGACGCCCGGTGAGATGATGGTAATTCCTCCTGGCGTGGCGGCTGCGCTGTACAATTTCGATGACCAAGAGGCGCTGGTAATCAACATGCCCAGCCCGGCATGGTCTGGTGAGGATCAGGACGAGCACCCCGTCGAGAACTGGCAGCACCCGAAAGGCCGGATCGAAAAATGAGGGTTATTGTTCCAACCAGAACCGATTCTCTGATTGTTTCTTGCCTGCAGGCGATGGAAAACTCAGAGCCTGGTTCAACAGTAAATGTGATAGTCGGAGACAACGGGCTTTCGGTTCGTCTGGCCGATATGTTCCCAGTGCAAGTCATCAGCGTTCCGCGCGCTCCGTTTATTCATATGCAGGCTTTGAATCGCATGCTGGCGGAAGGCCCCGAAGGTGACTGTGTGGTGATGGGAGACGATGTAAAAATAACCAGTCCGTTGTGGCTGAGCAAAACCGCTGGCCTTCTAAAAGGATGGCCCTCCGATTTCGGGATGCTGAATTACATCCATGAGGGAACGCACCCGGCAGACTCAATTTTTGAGAGTTCCACGTCTCTACCGCTGGCTGGCAGTGTGATCCCGGCCCACGTTTTTCGGGTCATCGGAAGGTTTGACGAGCGCTTTGTCGGGTACGGCTATGACGATGTAGATTACTGCATCCGCATGGCGCACGCCGGTTTGAAGGTTGGGTACTTCGGGGGCGTCACTATCGAGCATAAGTTCGGAACGACTTACATAGCCACTCGTCACAGTATCGACCCCGAGGGCGATATAAACCGGATGCTACTAACCCTCAAATGGGATATCCCAATGCGGGGGCCAGGGCATTTCGATCTAACTGAACATTTCACCCGGCAGTTATGCCGATGCTGTGAAGGAAACGGACTGCATTCATGAGGAAACTGGATATCGGAGTCGCCAGCTACCGCAACCCGGAGAAGTTGCGGCGTACTTTGGATTGCATAATACGGCGTTCGCGCACAGAGTGGCGCTGTTTTGTAATCCACAATCACAGCGACGACGAAGAGGACGCTGCCGCGTCCCGTATCATAGCTGAGCTTTCAGCGGCTGATCCGAGGTTCATTCCGGTATGGTTGCGTCCCAACGTAGGATACGCTGGCGCCGTGAATCAGTTGCTGTCCGCAGCGTGGACGCGGTACGTCGCATACTTCGACAACGACGCAAACGTACTGACGGACGGATGGGACGATTTGATGCTGGATCACATTGAGCAATACCCGGAAATCGGGATGTTGTTTCCTAATGATGGCGTTAATCCGATCGACCGAGGCGGGTATAACGAAGTCATGTGGGGGCCTGGCTTCGCGTGGATGTTGGACCGTCAGGTGGCACTGAAGATTGGAAATTTCGACGCCAGTTTAGGTCACCAGGAGGAATGCGATTACGCGCTCCGCGTGCGGATGTCCGGCAGAAAGTGCGCCGCGCTTCCGGCTGTGGCTGTTCATCACGAAGCAACCGCAACCAACGACCCGAAGCAGCTGGAACGAATCAACGCGGGCGTGGTGAATTTCGTGGATAAGTGGTGTCGGTATTTCGGCGGCCAAACGCTCAACTACCATTCCCACAACGTTCTCAGGTGGGAAGACTGGCCGCCGAACGCGCTGTACATGGAAGAGTGGTGGAAGCGCCAGCCGCAGACCAAGGATCTGAACCTGAGCCCGGAAGAGACGGTTATAAACGGTGCTAACTACGATTTTGTGCGCGTTCCACGATTTCGGTACTTCTACAGGGGCCGGGTGATCTGATGGCAGAATGGATGAATATCGCAAATATGGATTCGAGCCATCCAGAAAAGAAGTTTCATGAAGACCGCTATTTGTTTGCGGGCTCTGTGCTAGGAGGTAAATGTGTTATCGATTGCGCCTGCGGTATGGGATACGGTTCCGGCATCATGCAGCGGGCTGGCGCCATGGTGTTCGGCATCGACAAAGACCCGAATGCAATCGACATCGCCGTTGCGAATTATCCGGCATGTAGATTCGAAACTAAAGACATTGAGACGGAAACCTTTGAAGGCTTCGAGGCCTTCGTCTCGTTCGAGACGTTGGAACACCTGGATAACCCGTGTTTAGTTCTCGCACGGCTTCCTGGAACAATTTCTGACGTTATAATTTCGTCTCCGATCCGTCCTACAGTTGGAAGGAATCCTTGGCACAGGAAAGATTTTACGCATGCTTCCCTCTGTGGTTTAGTCGAAGGTGCCGGGTTTCGGATCGTCACCTTATTCGGGCAACAGTGGATTGACGGCAATGGTGATATGTACCTGGTAATTCACGGGAAAAGAGGTTTATGGCCATAATGTCAACGATATTCGGCTTGATGCGCATCAAGAATGAAGGAGCATGGATTCAACAGGTCGTGGAATCGATCCTGCCGGTCTGCGAACGGGTATTCATCCTTGACGATCACTCTACGGACGGGACAGATGAAATTTGCGAACGCATGGGCCAGCGCGTGACCGTCCTGCGGAGTCCATTCAAAGGTCTGGACGAGGCGCGCGACAAAGAGTTTCTGTTGGACCGCGTGATGGGTTGCGTATCCGATATCCATCTGCGCGGCAACCCGAAGTCTCCGTTCTGGGCGCTGGCCATCGACGGCGATGAGGTGCTCGACGCCGGCGGCATCCCGCCGCTTCTGGATGCTCTCGACAATGGCCAAGCGCACGCCTACAAGTTGCCGATTCTGTATCTCTGGGATTCCCGGCTGTGCGACATCGAGAAGCCCGGCCAGCGCCGCGTGCGCGTGGATGGCGTGTATCGACACTTCGCGCGGCCCAGCGTGTTTCGGCTGTTCAATAGCGCGTTCCGTTTCCAGCGCACGCCGTGGGGCGGTAACTTCCACTGCAGCAGTATTCCCCAGGAGCTGTTGCACTGCTCGGACACAGTGATTCAGTCGGCGCCGATCTGGCATCTGGGGTACAACGACGTGGGCGTGCGGCTGAAAAAGTACGCATGGTACACCACGACGGACCCGAACAACCCCAGCGAAGACAACTACCGGCACATCGTTCAGGGTGATATACCGGAGGTGCCGGCCGACATGCGGCTGCTGCACGCCGGGCCGATGGAATTCGAGATGAGGTAAGGGTTGCATGATACCTGAGATTCTGAGGGCTTACGATGGCAGTGGCGGCGGTCTTGCGGCGCTGCAAACGAAGGTTGCCGACCATATCCGAAAAAATGGTGGTCATGTCGTTGGCGCACCGTTTTACTGTGCCTCGACGTTGGAGTGGTGCTGGGCGGTGCAGGGTCCAGAGATTCCTGCCGGCCAGATCAGCCTGAAAGAACCAGAGCGAAAGCACGGCAAGCGCTGAGCGTGTTATCCTGTCGTTTGTGAACACACGACGCGACCGGAAGCAACCCGGTTACCGCCAGGCCTGAAACCAGCGGTGACCGGGTTTCTCGTTTTACCGTGATACTATCGGGCCATAATGGCCGCGTCACTCCAGAAACTCCTGCTCAGGCTCTGCGCCCGGTTCGTGCCTGCTTTCCGCAATCTGCTGCGATCCGCTGATGGTTCCATCGACCGGCTGAGTCTGGAGGTGCAGGCGCTGCGAATGCGCAACGATACCGGACTGGAGCGCGTGCGCCGGTACTCCGACGATCTGCGTGAGGCCGTGGCGCTGGCCGGTGGCTTCGGATACGGTCGCCAGATGACCGGCGCCGACCTCGACCTGAACGAAGCTGACGCGCCCGCGGTGCGGTCGCTGAAGGAGACGCTGTACGGCACGGCAGAGCTTGAACTGGCGCTGGAGGATCGCGGTTGGAAGCGGCAACTGGCGATGGCGCAGATGGAATTCAGCCGCTACGGCATCCAGCAGATCATCTTGATTTCCCGGCTTTACCGAATCAAAAACCCGCTGATCCAGCGCGGCATTCTGGTGTGCGCTTATTACGTCTGGGGGCGCGGCTTTGAAGTATCGTCGCCGGATGAGGATGTGAACGACACGCTGAAGGCGTTTCTCAGCGATCCGCGCAATCAACAGGAACTTTCACAGGTGGCGCTGTCGGAAAAGGATTCGTGTCTGAAGACGGACGGAAACCTGTTCTTCGCCATGTTCGTAGGGGCCACCGGGGGCTGCGTGGTGCGGACCATCGACGCCATCGAGATCGACGAGATCATTACGGACCCCGACGACGCAGGCAGTCGCTGGTTCTATCACCGGCGATGGATTCAGCAGAACTTCGACCCGGCAACCGGACTGACACAGCCAAAGGGGATGGACGCGTGGTACGTGGATGTTGATTATACTGGCACGGTGCCGAAGGAGATCAACCGGAAGCCGGTGATGGTCGATGCACGGGGCAATCCAATCCGCGTGATTCACATGCGGGCCGGTGGCCTGCCGAAGTGGCATTTCGGCTGTCCTCCGGTCTACGCTGCGCTCGACTGGGCGCGCGCCTATCGCAGTTTTCTGGAAGACTGGGCCAGCCTGAACCGGGCGCTGGCGCGGTTTGCCTGGTCGGTTGAAACGCAGGGCGGCACGCCGGCTATCGCAGCGCTGAAGGCCTCGTTCGCCACCACATTGGGTATGGACGGGCAGAGCATCGAGAACAACCCGCCACCAGTTTCCGGTTCAGCGTTTATATCTGGACCCGGCAACAAACTCACGCCGGTCAAGACCAGCGGCGCCACGACGGAGCCGGAGCAGGGCCGGCGCGTGATGCTGATGGTCGCCGCGGCATTCGGCCTGCCGGAAACCTTTTTCGGTGACGCTTCCACCGGAAGCCTGGCCACGGCTCAGAGTCTTGATCGGCCAACCGAACTGATGTTCTTGGAACAGCAGGAGCGCTGGCGCGAAGTGCTGCAAAAGATTTGCCGGTTCGCTATTCAGCATTCGGCCGCAGCGCCGGGTGGCCGGTTGCGCGAGGCCGCTGGCGACAAAGCGCCGCAGAAGGCGCTGGACGCCGTGATCGATATCAAGTTCCCGTCGATCCTTGAGCACGACATCCCGGCGCGCATTGGGGGCATCGTGAACGCAATGACGCTGGCCGGGAACCAGGTCATCGGCATCGACGAACGCACCGGCGTTGGTCTACTGCTGCAGGAACTTGGTGTGGAGGATGTCCAGAGCGTGCTGGACGCGATGTACCCGGAGGCCGAATACGAACCGGATCGAACGCTGGAACCGGAACCGGACCCGAACGCACCTCAGCCGGAAGGCGGCGCACCAGCGCAGCCTGATCCACAGAAGAACCAGAAGGCGCGTGAGGCGAAACTGGCCCGTGCTGTGTCGGCTCTGCGCAAAGCCGCGCTGAAGATGCAGGAGAAAGGAAGTACGCATGGGCGCCACATCTGAGCATTTCAGCGATGCTGAACTGGGTTGCCGGCACTGCGGCGTCAACCGCTGCACCCAGGAGCTTGTCTGGGCTCTCGAATCACTGCGGCTGCTGGTCGGCAAGCCGATCATCGTAGATGATGCCTACCGCTGTCCGGCGCATAATGCCGAAGTCGGCGGCGTGCCGAACTCTGAACACACGCGCGGACTGGCGGCCGATATCCGGGTAGCCGGGATGGGCGCGGCCCAGCTGTATTTGCTGGCTCTGGACATCCCGGCAATCGCCAAAGGCGGCATTGGAGTGGACGAGCGGAAAGGGTACATCCATATCGACGTGCGGCCGATAGCAGCTGGCCAGAAGCCGCCGCGCTGGTCCTACGATGCTGCGGGCAAGTCGGCGCCGTGGTCCGGTTCGCTGCCGCGGGAGATCCCGGCGTGACCGCTGAAGTCGTAGCGCTGGCCGACGCAATCCTCGAAGAACTGGGGATGACGCTGGACGAGGCCAAAGGCGAATACTACTACGACACGGAAAACGTTAAGGTCTGGGTGCTGGGCAGCGGCGGCGCTTCCGGCAACTGCGAGACATGCGAAGGCAACGCGGACATGGGGCACATTGGTGACGATGAGGTTTTCGACGGCGTTTCCGGGGACGTGGACGAACCGCCCGCGCATCCGAACTGCGATTGCACTGTAGAATATCGGGAGCGTCGGTATCGGGTTTACGTCTAATCAGCGCACGTGCGCTATGATTGAGGCACTATGGAAACTTACTGGATAGCAAACGAACTCGGTTGGGTGAAGGCGATGAAGATTTTCGACCTGATCCCGCTTGCGCTGTCATGGGCGATGCTCTGGCTAGCAGGGCGGCAGAAGCGCGCGCAGTTCCGGCGCCGCGACGATGGCCAGGACCTGGTGGAGTATGCGCTGATCGTGGCTGTGGTCGCGCTGGCGCTGGCAACAGCGGTCGGCGCGATGTCGCAATCCATTGGCCATCTGTTCGACGGGATGACCGAACAGATCACCGGAGTAGGACAGGCGTTTCTTGCAGACGGTCGCCGGTGATAGAATCTCTGCATGGCGCAAGACCAGGAAGTGATCATCCCGTTCACGCTGGCTGATCGTCTCATGTTGCAGGCTGTGGTAAGCGCCGTTGACCGGATCGAGCAAAGCGCCGATGCGACCTCAAAACGAACAATCCGTATTGAGGAAAAGACCGACGATAACAGGAAGCGGGCCGAAGCTCTGGACCGTCGCCTGAAGGTGATCGAACGCTGGTACCCAGTCATTTGTCTGTGCTCGATGGGGATCGGCGCGGCAGGCAAGCAGCTGGTCGAAACGACCATTTCAAAGTTTATTCACTAGATTTGTTTCGGAAATGGAACGCTTTTTCGTGTTACCAATTTCGATATGGACCAGTTGGAACTGGCGGCGGTCATCGTTCTGCTGGCTCTCGCTCTCGCGCTGGCAATCTCACGGCAGCGCTACCACGTCCGCATCTTGCGCGACGAACTGAAACGACAAATTGAAGAGGACACCTGAATGCCGCATCGTGACTGGAAGAACGAACCGCACGAACATGAAGACCCGAAGCCGGTACCGGGAAAGCCGGCACCCGCGCCCGGAGACGCACCACCTCCCGCCGGGCCAGGCGAAGGACCGGACCAGTCGTGATCTGGATCTGGCTGGCAGTGATCATCGTACAGGTCTGTATGCTGTGGTCGCTCCCAAGCCGGTTCTGGATGGCGCTGTGGATCACGGCCAGCCTGACGGTAAATGTGGGGTGTTTCATCGTCAGGAGTAATGGGCCGGTGTACAGCGCCGTATGGATGCTGACCGCGCCCGTCGCCGCGTTTCTGCTGCTGGCCGTGGCGGCCGAAGCCGCGCCGTTCACTGTGCGTAGTGTCTCTATTGCGTTGGTGCTGGCCGGCGTGGTTCACAGTGCTCTGGTGCTGCCGAACCGCTGGCCGGAATCACCGCTACAGTTCATCGAAAGCGGTATTGCTGCGGTTCAGATATTTGCGGCGCTGGTGATGGTGCAGGACAAGTACAAAGACAACGTGACGCGGGCGCTGATCGGATATTGCGCTGCGATGGCGATCTGCTACTACGCTGCGCCGGCGTTCCCGCGCACCATCGGCACGGCGATTGAGGCCATTGATCTGGTCGGAATGCTGGCTATCGGGGTGTCACAGGATGCGCTGAACGACCGCAACGGCTTCCATCATTCCAGCCGCGGTTAAGCGCTGAATAACCAGCGCCAGAACCAAATCCCGCTCCTCTTCCCGCGCTCTGCGGCTCCCAATCGTCTTCCGCCATTCCCTTGCCCTGACCGTCATGTGATCGCGGCAATAACCCTGTCCAGGCACCGTTAAAGCCGGTTTCTCGAGTTTTTGCGCCTCGCAGTCGGGACAGACCTTTACCGGACGTTCCACGTGAAACGTATTGTATCGAATATGTTCCGGTGTTTAATGGCCGTGGATGAAGCGGACCAAGGAGCAAGCCGAAACTTTGAGCGCTCTGGCGCTGGCGGAAGCCGCAGAGCTCGGCCACAATGACCTGTACCGCTGGATCGCCGACGCCTGTAGCGATGCCGCGGGCGAATGCTGCTGGTGCTATCTACAGGACTTCTTTGGCGATTCCGAGAGCGGTAACGCCATTGTTTCTGTAGACGGTGACCTGAAATCGATCCCATACACGATCAGCGACATCAACGGCAAACCCACGTGCGCGCTGGAGATGGAAAGCGCCGTGGACGTGCTGCCGCGAACAGTGTACGAGCCCGAAGCCGACGAGGCCGACCACTACACCAGCATGGAAAGCGCTGGGCTGTACGTGGCCGATGGTGCCCGTCTGGTGGAGCGCACGGTATCGAAGGCTGAGCGGGACGCCGCGGACTCGGCCAGCTTCGCCGGTAAAGGGAAGTCGTTCCCAATTTTGAAGCCCGGCGACGTCATGGCCGCGGTTCGCAGCATCGGCCGGGCCGGCGCGGAGAACTACAACGCAGCCACGTTGAAAAAGAACATCGCGCGCATTGCGAAGGCAAAGGGCTGGGGTAAATATCTGCCGAAGTCCTGGCAGACGGAGCCGAAGGAATCGGCGAAGGCCGGCGACACTGTTGGCGATCTGCGGCTGGTGGAGTCGGCGGTTGAGATGGTTGACACCATCCGCCTGAACGAAGCGCGCAGCGATTACGAAATCAAGTTGATTGCGCCCGGCAAGGGCAGCTGCGGGTACTACACGAAGGAAGTTCTGCAGCGCGACGGCCCGAAGATTTTCACAGCCGGGACGCATATGTACTGGAACCACGCGACGGACATGGAAGAGTCTCAGCGGCCCGAAGGAGACCTGAACAACCTTGCCGGCGTGCTGACCAGCGTGGCGCGCTATCTCGAAGACGGCAAGCAGGGGCCTGGCCTGTATGCGCGGGCGAAGGTCTTCAGTGATTTCGCGGAGCGCGTGGCCGAAAAGGCACCGCACACAGGGCTTTCAATCCGCGCCGCGGGCGTGGCAGAAAAAGGAAAGATGGTCGAAGGGCGCCCGGTGGTGGCGCAACTGACCTACGCCGATAGCGTGGACTTCGTGACGAAGGCTGGCGCGGGCGGAATGATGTTGACGGAGTCGGCGAAACCCGCCGCAGGAAAGGAAGGTGCGGATATGGATTCCGCAGAACTGACAAGCCTTCGGGAATCGAATCGCCGTATGGCGAAGCAGGTTGCCGGAATCTTTGCGCGCGAACAGGCCAGCGCGTACATGGAGGGCGTAAGCCTTCCAGCCAAAGCGAAAGCGGCGATCATCGCGCGCTGTATCGAATCCGCTCCGGTTACTACCGAAGGCGAACTCGACGGCGAAGCGCTGAAGTCGATGCTGGCGCGCGAGTCGAAACACGCGGCCGATCTGCTGGGTGACGCAGTGGTCATCGGCATGGGTGGCGGTGCTCCGGTTCAGACGGACCCGGCGAAGGTCAAAGAGTCCTTCGATGAGACGCTGGGCGAACTGGCCGACGTGCTCGGCATCAAGACCAAGGAAGCGCGATCCTCTTTCGTGCGCGGAAAGGCGGCGGCCTAAATGCAGAACAAAGTCAATGAGCGCGGCACCCGGCTTACCCTGCCGGTTCCGGCCGCGGCCAACAGCGGCGTGGGTCCGAACGCGGGCGATCCGCTGTTGTTCGGCAACAACTCCAGCCCGAACTTCGGACTGGCGGGCGTGGTAATCAACAACTACACCCCGCCCACCGGCGTGGCAACGGGCAATGTCGGCGTGGATTTTGAGGGCGTGTTCGCGCTTTCAGTGGTCGCCAAAAGTTCCATCGGCGGTTCCAGCCTGGCGATCAATCCCGGTGATCGTATTTATGCTGACGGTGGCACCCGCGACGTAACCACCGGTTGCGTGTACGGCTGCACGCTGAATGCCAACAGTTCGACCGGCGCCTACTTCGGTAACGCTATCGATGCGCTGGCCGCGGGCAGCACCGGCACGATCCGCGTGCGCCTGAAGGGTAACGGCTGAGGCCGGGAAAGAAAAGAGGAACCAGAACATCATGAGTTTTCACCTCGATCAAATCCTCGACGGCGGCCTTCCGCTGACGTCACTGTCCGAAGCCGGCATGACCGGCATCAAACGTCAGCAGTCGCGCGAGTACCAACGCGATCTGACGGCGGTCGCCCGGCTGTACACGCGCGTTCTCGAAGGCGACCGCATGGCGGCCTTCTACTTTTCGCAGGCGATGCGCGGCGGCTTGCGTGAATCGCTGACCACTTCGGACTTCCCCAACCTATTCGGCGACATCATTGACCGTCAGGTTTTGGCGGCCTACCAGGAAGTGCCGTACACCTGGAACCAGTACTGCAAGCGCGGTACCATTCAGGACTTCCGCCAAGCGAAGCGCTTTCGCGTCGACGGCGGCACAGCAGTGCTCGAAGGACCGCTGTCGCCTGCCGGTCTCTCTGCAAACCGTATCCGCGGCCAAGCCGGTTCAACCGGAATCGAACAGGACACGGAGTATCCCGAAGCCCAGCTCAACGACTCGAAGTACGTTGTTCAGTTGGCCAAGTACGGGCGCCGGATGCCGTTTGCCTGGGAAACCATGGTGAACGACGATCTCGACGCGCTAAAGGACACGCCGGCCCGGTTTGGCCGCGCAGCCAGGCGCACGGAAGAAAAGAAGGTCACGGAACTCTACGTTGCAAGCACCGGACCGAATTCGACATTCTTCAGCGCCGCCAACAAAAATATCCTCACCAGCGCGGTCAATGCGGCGGTGACCACCAACAATGCCCCGCTGTCGATCACTTCGCTTCAGCAGGCGCTCATCGTCATGATGAGCCAGACTGACCAGGACGGCGAACCGATCAGCATTGAGGCGGTTACTCTTGTGGTTCCTCCCGCCCTGAAAGTCGTGGCGATGAACATCCTGAACGCCAGCCAGGTCTGGATGAACGATCAGGGCGGCACCAGTGGTCTGTACGGCAGCGGCGCCACTCAGAGCCAGAACAGCTTGCAGCGCCTGCTGGCCCAAAACTGGGCTCAGAACATCGTGAAGGTGGCGGTCAACTATTACCTGCCCATCGTGGACACCACCCGCGGCAACACGGCATGGTATCTGTTCGCTGACCCGAACGACGGGCGCCCGGCAATGGAGATGGACTTCCTCCGCGGTCACGAAAACCCGGACTTGTTTATGAAATTGCCGAATCAGGTACAGATCGGCGAGGGTCGCATGGGTCCGGGTGCCTCGGCGCTGCCGGGTACCGCGAACACCAACCCGCTGGACGGCGATTTCGACACGGACGCAATCCATTACAAGGTGCGCCACGTCCTAGGCGGTACACTGCTGGACCCGCTGATGGCGGTGTGCTCAAACGGAAGCGGTTCGTAGCGCTGACATTCTCCGCAGCGTTATGACCATTGGCGGCGGTTCCGTGACTCGGGGGAGATACGGGGCCGCCGCAGTTTTTTTGAGGGTGAGGAAATTATGCAAATCAAATCGGTAGCCGATATCGTAGGGGCGAATGCCACAGTTCAGATCGCAAATACAGGAACAGCGCGTTGGTTGGCTTTCAGCGCTTCAGGTGGAACTGGAGCGCGCGTTGGCGATATTAATACGAGTTCAGCTCGCGGATTGCTGGTGCCTTCCGGGTCTTCGCCCACGATGGTCTGGGCGGAATCTGTTGACCTCAACGATATCTTTTCACTGGCTCAGCTTTACGCCTATGTTCCGACCGGAACCACGCTGAGTATCCAGTACGGAGTCGTAAAGCCGTGAATCGGCGCGGTCTTATTCCATTGGCAATGGTGCTGCTGGCTGGCCGCAGTGCGATGGCGCAGCCGACATTTACGACCGTCACCGGGCCGGTGTACACCCCGATTTCCGGGGTTTTGTTCACCGGGCAGTTGTTCATCAGCAATCAGGTGATGGTGGGCGCTAACGCTTCGATCATCTCCGCGTGGCAGTACGTTATAAACGTGCAGAACGGCAATATCGGAACGCTGGCTCTAGCCCCGAATTCCGGAGCAACTCCGACCGGAACAACCTACGTGTTCAAGTACGTTCCCCAGCGAAACAGCGGGAACGCCAGTACCCAGTACTGCACCGTTCCGGTGTCGGCAACACCGGTGGCGCTAGGTTCAATTTGCGTCTCTACTCTGCCGGCCAGCCCTACGGTTGCCGTCACGCTGTCGCAGTTGACGCAGAGCGGCGCCACAAACGGGCAATGTCCGGTATGGTCCGGGTCTTCATGGGTGCCGAATTCCTGCAGCGGTGGCGGCGGCGGTTCCGGCACAGTTACAAGTGTTGGCCTCTCGCTGCCCGGATTTTTTACGGTCTCTGGATCGCCTGTTACCACCAGCGGTACCTTGACGGGGACCCTGGCGACTCAGAGCCCAAACACGGTGTTTGCAGGCCCAACTACCGGCGGCGCTGCTCAGCCGACTTTCCGCGCCCTTGTAGCGGCCGACATGATCGGGCCGTTGGTGTCGGGCTGCTCGGATACTCAGATCCTTTTTCGCGCCGCCGGTGCCGTTTCGTGTTCGGCGAGTTTCACCTACGACGACAGTGTGAAGGCCATTATTATGTCCCAGATGGCGATTGTCTCGCCAGCCACGAACGGGCAGCTTTACCTACAGGCCAGCGGATCGGGTACCGGCACAGCAATTCGCGTGCTACCTGGAAACGCCGGGAACTCTACAATCATGAATTTCTATAACGGGTCTGGCGGCGTTGGTCCCAATGGGGCAAACTCCGGTTCTTTGAATAACGTGGGCTCGTTGCGTTTTAATCTGACTGGCGGTACTGCCCTGATCGTCGCGAGTGGCGTTGGCACTCCTGCTATTCCGGTCACCACTATAAATTTCGGCGGCGATGCGGTTGCTGGAACAGGTCTCGTTGTAAATGGTTGGATCAACGCCGCCACCAAGTGGATAATGGACCTGAACGGATTCGGTGTGACCGCTACGAGCGCACAGCAAACCCTGTATGCCGACGCGAACAATCGCATCGCGGGCGGCTCCGGATCTCAGTTCCAGCCATGGGTACAGGGCGCGACTTCGCCCGCTTTCGGCGTGCCGTCTGCGACGACGACGGTCACGCTGGGCACTATCGTTGATGGAGACTGTGCCAACGCCGGAAGTATCACGCTGACAGGCGCGGCGCTCGGCGATGTGGTGTTCCCCGGCGTCTCAATTGCACTTCCGGCCGGCGTCCATCCCACGGCTAAGGTGACGGCGACAAATACGGTAACGGTGGAAGTGTGCAACCTGAGCGAGTCGCCGCAGACGATAGCCAGCGCAACTTACAAAGTGGGGTTGCTGCGATGATGAAACGCCTTCTTTGTTTCGGCCTGCTGGCTGGTGCGCTCTATGCGCAGAATCCGGTTGTGCGCCAGTCCACGGTGGTGCTGCTGAATACGGTATCGGCAACCACGACGCAGACCAGCAGCGCGGTGCGCCTGCCCAACAACAGCGGCTACGGCGACCTGATGATTCTGGGGGCCGGTATCACCGGATCGCCGTCCGGTTGCCAAGTGACGCTGGCGTATCAGCAGAGCACTGGCGGCGCCACCGGAACGGTATTCGCGACGCAGAGCTTCACGCCATCGACCGGCCTTCAGCAGTTCAATGTCGTTCCGTCATCGGTGACGTACTCGACGGGTGAGGCGCTGGTAGCGGTGTACTCGTGCTCTGTATACCCAAATGCAGGTACGATCACCGTCACCTTCGCTGGCAATTCTCCGGTCAGTATCCTGGGCACCGTGCCGGTCAGCGGCACGGTCACGACGACACCGCCGTCGAACGCATCGACCAACGTAAGCCAGTTCGGTGGCTCAAATGCCGTCACCGGAACCGGCGCAGGTGGCGCTGGAATTCCCCGCGTCACAATATCGAACGATTCCACTCTGGCTGCAAACCAGAGCGTTAATGTGGCGCAGATGAACGGGGTCGCGACGACCATGGGGAATGGCGTGGTGGGTACCGGAGTACAGCGGGTGGCCATTGCATCGGATAATTCTGCATTGCCCGCGGCAGGCCAGGGCGCGACAGGGAGTGCCGTACCGGCCGGTGCCACGCAGGTCGCCGGGTCAGATGGTACCAACCTGGTTGCTTTTTACGTCGATCCATGCCAGCGCGGCTCCAGGACGAGGGTAACAATCTCGCTCACGACCAACACCCAACTGCTGGCTGGGACTGCCGCGAAGAACGTCTACATCTGCGATCTGGACCTAATCGTCGCAGCCGCGACTAACGTGGCGCTCGTGGAAGGCACCGGGGCAGTCTGCGCCACCGGAATCGCGGGCATGGCGGGCGGAACAACGGCCGCGACCGGCTGGAATTTCGGGGCCAACGGCGGCATGGCGAAGGGCAATGGAGCGGCGGCGGTATTTGCCACGGCGACCGCAGCGGACAACGTCTGCCTGCTGGTAAGCGCGGCCAACCAAGTGAGCGGTTCTTTCAGCTACGTGAAGCAATAGGGGAGAAACAAATGAGAACACTTCAAAAAACACTTTTCGGTCTGGTCCTGCTGGCGGCTAGTGCGCTCGGGCAAACCACCACCGTAACGCTGTCTTTGACCTTTCCCACCGGGGTTTTTGCGGACCTGATGACCCACTGGACAGACCAGCACAGCGCCGACAAGGTAGCCACACTCGCCGCACCCATTTCTGTTACCGATACATCAATAACGCTCGGGCAGGCTATGGCGGTGAAGCCCGGCCAGACCATCATCATCGGTACTGATCCGATGGCAGTGGCATCGATATCCGGCTCGACTATTACCGTGGTTCGCGCCATCGTACCGGGCGCAACCGCCTCACCTCATGCCTTGGGTGATTATGTCTCTGTGCTACAGTACGCAAGCCCATTGGACATGATCCTTGCTGAAAGCCTTCAGAGCTATGCGTTGGGGGTTGTCCATAACCTCGCTTCACAGAATCGAAGTGCGGCCATAGTTCCGCCTACAGGGAGCTTTGCAGTAAGATGAGGCACATGGATTCCATGCGTAAGCTGGCTCTGTTTTTTGCTGCGGTGCCCGCGCTGATCGCCGCACCGAGTTTGGTGCAATGCAACGGAGGCAATCAGAATTTCTCAAATGCTAATCCGCATAACGCTACGATCACCGGCGTGACTGCGGGGAATACGCTCATATTGATGTCCGTCGATGATGCCGCCGTCAACTCTATTTCCGCCGTCACTATATCCGCTGGTTCTGGTTCGGCTCCGGCGCTGGTAAAAGCAGACAGCGGAAATCGCGGCGGGTTCTCTACCGCCGCCGAGATGTGGAAGACGACTGGAGTGTCCAGCGGAACCGTCACGTTTTCCATCACCTGGACCTCGGCGGCATTCCGCCCGTGGGATGCGATTTGTGAAATTTCGGGCGCGCCGAATACTGATCAGAAGACGGCCGGATCGGGTAGTAACCCATCCATCACTACCACTGCATCGTCAATCGTGCTCGGCGTCTTCGTGGGCGGAAGTAATGCCACGGCCGGAACCGGATTCACGAAGACGGCCGGCGGAAATTTTGATCAGAATGACGGATATATGGTACCGACTACACCGCCACTCGCAACCGGCACATATACGCCTTTTTCGAGCGGCGCAAACAATAATTCTGTGGTGGCGAATTTCATCGCCGCTGCGTCCTCTACATGCAATCTAAGTCTCTTGGGAGTGTGCCCGGAATGAAAACGATAACGATACTGCTGATGGTGGCCGCGCTTCCGGTATGGGCTCAGGGCGTCAGTGTCACGCTGAATCCTTCGGCTTTTGCACGTGCGACCCGCTGGCACAAGCTGGCCTATGTCCTGGAGGGCGCCGCCTTCACGGCGTCGGCGGTCGATGCGGGAGAAACGATGTGGGCCGTCCGCAACGTGCCGGGTATCCATGAAAACAACCCGCTGCTACTGAAGCGCTGGCCGGATGGAACGCAGAGCCTGAGCGCCGTCAAGCTGATCGGCTTCAAGGCTGCGCTCGGCCTGATCCCGGTGGCGGCGACGTATGCGGCGCACCGGCTGCACCCGGACGATGTTCATGCCGACATTCTGGCCGTGACGGGCGGCGCACTGGTAACGGCGTGGTTCGTGCGGCAGGACATTCTCAACGTCCAGACGATTCATAGGCAGGAGGCCATCAATGCAGGGCGATAGACCCGAAGGCGTATATGTGAGTCGCCCCACGGATGACAGCGGAGTCCCGGCGCGGCACATGCCGGTATTGATTGAGCGGGTCAACGGCGACGGTTCGGTAACGTCGATTTCCATCGCCGCCGACGAGGTTAAATCTCTGATCAAGCAACTGGAGGAATTCAATGCGTAATCTCGCCCTGTTCCTCGCGGCGCTGCCAGCGCTGGCGCAGACATCCATTTCGGTGGTGATAGCCACGCAGGGGACGCAGGCGGTAAGCCTGGCGACCGGCTACACCCCAAAGACGGCCACTCTCGCGCGGGTGGACGCCTGCAATGAGGGGGCCGAAGACCGGAACCTGTCCACGGCGCGGCTCATCGCCGGGGTGGAACTGAAGCAGAAGGCGGCGGTCTATTCGTCTGATGTGGTGGACGCGGTGCTTCAGGCGCTCCAGCAAAAGGACGTGTTCATCCGTGCGCAGAAGGCCATCGCCAGCGCAACGAGCTCTGCCACGCTGCTGACGGCGCTGTTCAAGACATTCACTCCGACGACGGTAGCGATCATCCAGGCGGCCCCGGCCATCGCCGCAGCCATTCTGCCCGCGGTGGGCGACCCGCGAGACTTGGTGGCGCTCTCCCGGCACATCCTGCCCGATAACTCGACGCTGGCGCTCGGTAAAGCCGGAAGCGGCAACGACTGCCATACCGGGCTCATCGTCATGCTGGCCGGTTCGCCGGCTGTCGCGGGGTTCACAATCCAGTGAAAGATACGTCGGATCGCCTGATTTACGTTCTGGTCGCATCCCTCATCGGGCTGGGGCTGATTTCGTTTTTTGTTTCGCCGGCCTACGAAAAAGGCGTTTGGGTAATCATTGGCGCTGTGTCCAACGGGCTCAGCGGACTGTTTGGTTTCAAGTTCGGCGTTCACATTCCGAAACCGATAGACGGCAGCACTTCAATTACGACAGTGACAACGCCACAGGAGCCACCACCGAATGGCGTTTAACTACGATTTCAGCCAATACCCGGATATCAGTCGCGTGCGCCTGATGATTGCCGATACCGATGCGGCAAATCCGATCTTTCAGGATGACGAGGTTCAACAGGCGCTTTCGATTGAATCCAGCCAGGGGCTTTACGTCAGCAGCCAGGCATCGCCGCTGGCCAATCAGGTGCAGATTCCCTACGTCCCGCTGATCTACTCGCACCGGCGCGCGGCCGCGCTGCTGCTGGATGCGCTGGCCGCGAACAAAAGCAGGCTGGCCGCGGTGCTGGAGTTGCTCGATGTAAAGATCGACGCAGCCAATGCTTCAAAAGAGCTTCGAGAAACGGCAAAGACGCTGCGCGAGACGGAAGCGAATTCAGGCGCCTTCGCGGTTGCGGAAATGGTCAACAATCAATTTCAGGCGCGGGAACGCGTCTGGAAACAGATGCTTAGGCTGTACGGAGCGTAATGTATCAGGGGCTCAGTTACGAGATCGCCGCTGTGATGCCCGAGGCTATCGCTACGGGGCTGTTTGTCTCGCTCTGCACGATCCAGCAGCCTTCCGGCACCTTCGACGCCGGCGGCGCGCCTGACGGCCTGTACGTGGACGTGGACGGCCTGCAGGATATCCCATGCACGGCACCTCCGTCATCGAAAAAAATGGCAATCGCTTCAAACGAAAAGAAGACGATGCCACAGGTCGAGGCGTTCAATTTTCTGCACGTGCTCCTAAGCGGCTACTATCCGACGATTTTGCAGTCATGGCGGGCCGTGGTCGATGGTGATTCCTTCGACATCATTGGTACAGAGCACGATTCCCAGATGCAAATGACGCGTCTTATGGTCCGGGTGGTGACCGTATGATGGTGACAGCAACGGCCACGTACACCCCGCGCAACGCCAGCGGCCAGTTTGTACAGAGCACAATAAATCCGGCTGTCCGCACTGCCGTGGAGGAATCGGCGGCGGCCATCGCCGAAGAAGCGCGGGCGATTGTCCCGGTTGATACCGGCGAGTTGCAGAACTCGATTGTTTACACGCTGGAAGACGTTGGCAAAGTGGTGGTCGGCACCGTCGTTGCTGCGGCCGATCATGCGGCCTATGTCGAATTCGGTACCGGCGTCCGCGGCGCGGCTTCGCCTGGCTCTGGTCCATACCCGTACAGCCCGACGTGGCCCGGCATGCCTGCTCAGCCTTACATGCGTCCGGCGATGGATACGGTGCGCGCCAGAATCAAAGCGTTTTTTGCTTCTTCGATATCGGTGGCTCTCAGAAAATGACGGCAGAAGCAAAGTTGCGGCAACTGGCGATTGCCAGCACCACACTTCAGGCGGATCTTGGGTACCCGGTGTTTCGCTGGTTTGACCGGCGCCTGCCCCAGCAGTATCTGCAGCCCGGCCAGACGTGCATGCGGGTGACGCGGGTATCGTCGGCATTCGATTACAACCAGGGCGGCGTCAACAATCTGCAGCAGATACGCTTTCAGTTCGATGTAATCGACTTTGCGGCGGAAATAGCGCGGGCGGTTGCTATCGACCTGATCGCGTTTCTGGCGACCGTTGACCTTACCTCGTCGGTTCAGTTCACCAGCCCGATCGGCACGCCGAACCATGCGCCCTGTTTTCTGCTGAACCAGCGCAGCGGAATGATTGCCGATCTCGAAGCACCGGCCTACGTCGAAACGCTGGACTATAGGATTTACAACCGTTCTGACCTACCATAGGAACGGGCACCACCAAAGGAGAGTACAAACGCCATGTCATTACAGAACATCACACTCAGTCAGGGAGCCGGGCAGGCAGCGGTCGGAACTATTTTGTCCGTGGCCACTGGTTCGCCACAGACTTATCGGCCTGTCGGCAACGTCGGCAACATGAAGTGGGGGATGAAGGTCAAGTCGGCCGAAGTCTCCAACCAGGGCACGCAGTGGACGCAGTACATCCCGACCATGATCGAAGGCGGGAAGTTCAACGCCGACATCCGTTTCCAACCTTCCAGCGTGTTTGCGGATAGCAGCGGCGCTGCCGGCCACGATTTCACGACCGGCCTGGGCCTGCAGTTCCAGAACCGTGTGACGCTGTACTGGCGGCTGGTTTTTCCCGATGGTAAGACAGTGTTCTTCATTGGCTACATCGAGGAGTTTCCGATCGGCTTGGACTTCGACAAAGAGATCGACGTCAACCTCACCATTCAGATCAGCGGTCCTCCGCAGCTGGTGTAATCATGGCACCAGTCACGTATCCGAAGATCACGGCGGGCGGAAGCTCGTTCGATTTGTGCTGGGGGCCGGCGGCGCGGTACCAGCTGCAGCGTTGGGGTTTTGCCCTGGGCAGCGGAAAGCCGGTTCCGGTGTTGGCTTTGGCCGCGTCGATGATGGGCTCGGTCACAGACGGCAAATGGAAGTCGGCGCAACTCGATTCCCCTTTTGCTCTGGCCGAACTGCTTGCCGAAGGCGAAGACGATAACGCCTTTGCTGAGCCGGTGCTGGAAGCCTTAAAAAACATTCTGCCGGCGGCGCCCGACACGACCCAGAGCCAGCCGGCGACTCAGGGCTAATCGACAACTCGCTGCTCGACCTGTACGCCTTTGCGACTGGTGCGCAGGGCCTGGGGTTGAGCAGCGAGTCATTCTGGGCCGCTTCATGGGCAGAGATTGCTGCATATCGGCGCGTCTTCGACGCTGACCGGACTTTCACTCTGACGCTGTATGCGCGGCAGCAGGCGGCGTTCCACAACGCGCACTTCAGCAGATCCGATAAAAAGCACTGGACCGATGCTGACTTCCTTCCCGATTCGATGGTCCGCAAACCGGCTACCGATCCCGATGCAAAACCGGACTGGCTGGTGGAGCGGGAATCACTGGAGCGTCAACTGGGCGTAGTCGGCCAAACGTTTTCTCCTGAGTCGGCAGTCATCCACGCGGAACTGGTTGACCGGTTTTCAGATCGACAGAAGCGGGCTCAGGAAGCGCGGGCGCGCGGGGCATCCCGCGAAGAAATCCTGCATATCATGGAAGGAGCGTAAAAACTATGTCAGCGACATCGGAAGTTATCGGCTCAGTTGCGGTACAGATCACAGGCGACCCGACAAACCTGAATGCGGCATTTTCCCGCGCAGAGGCGGCGGCGTCCGCGGCCGGCGAAAAGATCGCCACTCAGTTCAACGGCTCTATCTCCAGTATCAAGACTGCTGCCAGAGACGTTCAGACGGCGATGGAGAATCTTCGTCAGGCGTCATTGCAGCTCGGCCCTGCAGCCCAGGCCGGGTCAGAAGTAGCGATCACGGCGCTGGTGCAGTACGAAGCCGAACTGACGCAGGCAACGCTGAAGCTGGAAGAAATGACCGCAGCGTCGGCGCATGCTGTCACGGAGATCCAGGCCACATCCGGCGCTATCCGCGTGATGGAGGGCAGCGGCGGTATCAGAGCGATGGAGCGATTCGTCGCAGGCACTCTGGGCCTGGGCGGTGCCATGCAGGCCATTTTTCCTATCGTCGGCGCAGTGGCGTTCGGTGAACAACTTTACAAGTTGTGGGAGCGTTTCGATCCGTTGATAGCCGCCGAAAAAGAAGCAGAAAAGCAGACGGAGCGGCTGGACAAAGAATACGAGCAACTGGGTAGGCGGCTGGAACAGATTGCCATCCGCGAAGCCACGCTGGAATTTGGCAAAGCGTCGGGATTCAAGACGGCGGCCATGTACGATCAGCAGGCTTTCGACGCTGACCAGGACCGGCTGAAACAGGTAGAGAAGAAGATTCAGGACATTTCCCTGAAGCTGCAGGCCGGTGGGTTTGCGTCCATCGTGCCGGGATTCATAGGCCAGTTTCTTACGCAGCGCTCGGAGGCTGCGGCCAATGTCCAGCTTCAGCAGTTGGAAAAGGAACGCGAAAACCTTCAGCGCAAGGCCACCGTTGACGAGCGCGACGAAGGCGTTAAGCGACTGGAACAGCAAAGGGAACTGGCGCGCGATGCGGCCGAAGCGGCGCGCAAGGCTACGCAGGACCTGAAGCAGAACGACGAACTGCAACTGGCCATCCAGAAATCGCACCACGAACTGAGCGCGGGCCAGTTGATTTCCTACTGGCGCAAGCGGCTGGCAGAGGAAAGCACCAACGCCGACCGGGTACGCGAGATCCAAATTACGTTGGGAAACCTGTACCAGCAGCAGGACCGGCAGATGGATGCGGTAGCGCAGAAAAGCATTAAGCGCACCGAAGACGAAGCGCGGGCGGCTGAAAAGGTTCAGTCTTTTCTTTCTGGAATGGCGGCGGAAGCTGATGAGAATATTGACCGCGCTACTCAGAAGATTCAGGACACGCAAAGCAGACTGGCCGGCGTGGGCGCCCGCGGCGCGGCGGCGCGACAGGACGCCAGCGTGGAACGGTCGCAACTGGAAGCACAGCGGGCCTACGGGCTGGAACTGAACCATACGTTCCAGCAGCAGATCGCGTTTATGCGCGAGATGGAGGCGTTCGATTCCAAACAGCGGGAGATCAAGGCCGACCGGCTAAAAGCGGAGGCCGATATCGCGCTGAAGCGGGGCGACGAAGTAAAGGCCGCAGAACTTCAGCAGCAGGCCGAGGCCGTGCTGCTGGATGACGTAAACAAACGGTACAAGGCTGAAACTGAGATCAAAAAACTGCAGCGCGAACACAGCCTCGAATTCAAGGCCAATCAGGCGTTTCAAACTATACCGGGAAGCCTTGGAAGTACGCTGGCGAAAGGGGTTTTCGATGGGGGTAAGATCGGCCAGGAAATCCAGAATTCACTGAAAAATGTAGGTAAGCAAATACTTGGGGACGTGTTTACCGCTGCAATTCGGCAGTTGATAATCAAACTGGGGATTCAGTCAGCGGTGGATTCCTTGCTGGCCGCAGTGTTCGGAAGCGCGTCCGCAACCAACTCTGCCGCCGTTGCCGTGAACACGATTGCAACGGCATCCCTGGCCGTTGTGAATACAACGTTGATTGCCGCTATCTCCGCTTTGACCGCAGCTATTGACCTGAATACTATTTTCAGCGGGTTTGCCTCCGGTGGCCGCCCTCCGGTGGGAGTTCCGTCAATGGTCGGAGAGCGCGGGCCGGAACTGTTTATTCCCGACCAAGGCGGAACGATCATACCGAACAGCAGACTCGGCGATTACGCTGGTGTCGGTGCCTACTCTGCATCCAGTTCGTATTCGTCGCAGAGCGTAGGCGATATGCACTTTCACGTTTACGGGGCCGGCGACCCGGATAAGTTTGCGCGGCATGTGGCGCGGCAGCTTCCTGCGGTACTGAAGCAGCGAAGCCCGCGCTTCTCGCCGGCAGGGGGCAGACGATGAGCGTACAGCGAACCATATACTTTCCGTCCAGCGGCGCGCCTGCAGTGTCGCCAGCGTTTGACGCCGGTTGGTATGACACCAGCAGCGCCGACCGCGTGGCGGCGATCTGGGACACCACAGGCACCAGCGGGTTTGCGACAAAGACCGTGGTGCCGGCCTCCTACCCTGCGGGGGCCGGGTATCACTCGGTTCTGATTCGTCAGTACGTAACGCCTCCGTTCATCGACAGTTGGACGGCGGCGACTGCGTTCAAGGTCGGTCAGATCGTTTACGACCCGTCGCTGCATGTTCAGGTGGTGACGGTCGCCGGAACTTCCGGTGGATCGGCGCCGGCGTGGGTCCACGGCACCGGGGCGACGACGACAGACGGCACGGTGACCTGGGCTGACCAGGGCATATCAGCATACTCCAGTCTGTCGTCGTTCGCTGGCTCCTGCATCGCCCGGCTGGCTGCAACGTTCTCGCCATCGGCCGGAAACTTCATGAGCTTTGCCGGGTGCCTGAAACTGTACGACGGCACCAACACGCTGAAGTTTCGGCTGTCCACATCGACGTTGCCAACGTCCGGTACGCTGACTTCTACGCTGACCAGTAACATCGAAACAATTCAGGTCGGCGCCAGCGGGCCAAAGTCGATTGCTGCGGGCGACTATTTCGTGATCGAGATGGGGTTTTCGCTGCATCAAGGCGGAACGCCGATCACATCGGCATCGGTCGATCTGGAAACCGGAAACAGCGCGGCTTACAAACTTTTGTCATCTGGCGACACCACGCAAGGCAACCCGTGGGAAACGGTTACGCTGTACACCACCGCGGGCACCACGCCGACGCCTCCGGTGATTCCGGGGGCCTGGCTGATTACCAACGAGCCCGGCACCGGATACGTGGACCAGACGGCCCGGCTGGATTCCAGCGACGGCAGCGACAATTCCTTTGAACTGCAACTACGTCAGCGGGGATCGGCCAGTATTTCGCTGCGCGTGGCTGCGGGCGACTCCTACGCGCCAACTCTGGGTATGCAGGTGTTTCTGTTCGATGTGACGCCGACGTCAACCGGAACCATCGTGTTCGCCGGAACCATCGGCACGATTGAGCAGGAATGGGATGGCATCGCCGGGTATCGTCGCTACCGATGCAATGCGGTGTCGTTTGAGCAGGCGTTTGATACTGTCCGAATCCCGCCGCAGGCGTTCCTGAATTCCTCAGCCGGGTACATCATCTCTACTCTGTTCACCCAGTTGATGACCGGCGCCCCGGTGGGCCTCGGTTCAATCGCTGCCGGCCAAACGATTCCGTCTCTGGTCATCGACAAGTGGCCGACGCTGGCGGAAATATTCGACCAGTTGGCGACCGCTTCTGGTTATACGTGGGGCGTGGACCCGACAACTCTTACGCTGTACTTTTATGCGCCGACGACGACGCCGGGGCCGTTCACGCTGGCGACCGCGCAGATTCAGAACGGCAGTTCGCACTGGAAGAATGATCGCACCGATTACCGGAATCGGCAGATACTGCAGATCAGCGGCGATGCGTTTGCCAACTCATCAGAACTGTTCGCCGGCACCGGATCGGCTTCGACGTTTACGCTTCGCAACCCGCCGTCCGAGGTTAAGTACGCCTGGGTGACCAAGAACACTCAGAACACGGCGACCGGAACGTTCACCGGCCTTCCGTCCGATGGCGACACTATTACGATCTCGTATCCGGTAAGCGGCAGCACGTACAACTGGGCGGCGGTGGCGCCTTATGCGCTGAACCAGATCATCATCGACAGCAATCTGCATATTCAGCGCTGCACAACCGCAGGAACGAGCGGTGGTGTGCAACCGACATGGAACACATCGGGCAGCACCACCGCAGATGGCTCTGTGGTGTGGACGGATCAGGGGCAGAACGGTGGCGGTTCTTTCAGCGCGGCGGTGTACACGTTCAAAACCGCAATCGACAACAGCCAGTGGGGCCAGGTGTTGATCGGAGCCAGCGCGGCCGCGTGCGCGCTCAATCTCAGTTATGCGATCAACGCCACGCAGGCACAGACTGGCGTAAAATTTTCGCTGCCAACGTGGGAGAATCCGTTGGTTAATGCCGATACGCCGGGCGGCGCCACAATCACGATCCGCAATAAGAGCGCGGGCAAGGGGTATATCGCGTCTCTTGCGAAAGCGGCCAGCAATTTCACGTGGTCTGCTGTGACAACCAGCGGCGGGTCCACTGCATCATCAGGCAACACGATCACGCTCACGGTGGCGGTCGAGGGCACCAGCAATAGCGCGAATTTGTATTACACCCCTGGTTCAGCATCAGTGAAGCTGGCCAGTGTTCCCGGCCAGTCTGTTCCGATCAGCGCGGCATGGTCGCTTCAGGTCGAATACACACGACTGGCCGCCGATTGCATTTCGGTCGAAGACACGTCGCTGGTGACATCGCGCGCGGCGATTGAGGCCGGAACCGGAAAGTATCAGCAACTGACCGACGACACAAACCAAAAGAACGCGGCAACCGGCCTGCTCGAAGCGCAGCAGGCGCTGGCGGCATATAAGGTTTTGCCTGTTGTGTTCACGTTTGAAACGATGATTCCAGGGCTGATTCCCGGCCAGTATCTGACGGTGAATTTTTCCGACAATCCGGTCGGCATCGCGGCGCTGGTGAATACCTCGTATCTGGTGCAGGAAGTGCGGGGCGAAATGCTTCACGTATCGCCGTACATGGAGCAGCTGAGCGCGCCGGGCGGCGGTCACTACCGGTACTCGGTCACGCTTATCAACAGCAGCGTGATCGGTTCATATCTGGACTTCTGGGAAAAGCTGGGCGGCGGTGCTGGTTCTTCGGGCGCCGGTGCCAGCCTGATAAGCGCGCCGGGCTCACTGTCTGGAGTTGCATCCACAAGCGGAGTCACCAGTGTTGATTTTACGGCGCCGACTCAATTTTCCGTTGGTGGAACACCTATCACCACAAGCGGCACGATTGCGCTGTCGTGGAACACGCAAACGGCCAATTTTGTCCTTGCCGGGCCGTCCACCGGTGCGCCTTCGGCGCCGACGTTCCGCGCGCTGGTGGCGGCTGACGTGCCGGCTGTCGCAGCGTCGGCGATCACTGGCATAGTGGGGATCAGCCAGGGCGGTACCGGCCAGAGCAGCGCGGCCGCGGCGTTCTCCGCGCTTATCAGCGGCAGTACGGTGGCAATCGCCAATGGCGGAACCAACGCCACCACGGCGGCCAACGCGCGAACAAATCTGGGACTGGGTACGGCGGCGACATTCGCCGAAGCCCATTTTTGTGTTGCGGCGAACAACCTCAGCGACGTCACCAACGCGGCCACGGTAGCCACGAATCTGGGACTGGGCGCGGGTAGCGCAGTCACCCATGCCAGCGTGCAGAACAATCTGGGCAACTGGATCATCCGATCAAGCGGAAACGCCGATTTCGCCAACACCAGCGTCAACAACCTGACCATCGGCGGTTCGGTAACCGGTGGCGGGTTTGGAACGGCCGCGTTCCAACCCAGTTCGGCGTTTGTCGCCAGCGGGACCAACTTTACGATTTTCGGGAACAGTTTCAACGATTCCCTTGGTTTTCCGTGTACAGGCTCTCAATCGGTAACCCTATGACGCTGACTCTTGCCGAAGTCATGACCATTGGCGACAGCGGCGCGCTGGCGCGCCTGTCCGGGCAGGAGATGCCCGTTGCCGCGGCCTGGCGGGTCCAGCGCCTCCAACGGGCTCTGGTGGCCGAATATCAGGCCGCTATGGTTGCCCGTAATCGAATGTTCGACGACCAGCATTCGGCGCCGGCTCAGGGGCCGAGCGTGCCGGAAGGAACTCGGCTGATCCTGCCGGAGTACATCGGATGGTTTACCGATCAGATGGCGGCTCTGGGATCTCAGACGGTCGAGATCGCGGCCGAACCAATACCGCTGGCATGGCTGGACGGCTGTAAACTGTCGCCGTCAGATATTGGAGCGCTGGAGCCTATTATGGCGCTGTAGTAGGCTATAATCGCATTTGGTCCCAGCCTGATCCCTTGGGGCCGCAGACGAGGGCGCGGAGCCGGTGTCCTTACCACCGGCTCCCACCTCAACCCCGTAAGGAGGGGCGATGGCAAAAAGACCCGAACGATTTGATGTACGCAGCCGGGCGCTGCGCGACACAAAACTGTCGCATGGTGCAGCCCGGCTTTTTCTTTTGCTGGATGATGAGTCATGGGGCGAGGAATCGATAGCGATTCACCAGTCGCGGCTTCAGGCGCTAATTGGGATCAAAGACCGGGCGCTTCGGACGGCGCTGAACGAGTTGAAAAAGCGGGCATACCTGGAATCGCGGCGTGTAGTCACCGGGCCGAATGTGTACGGTTTCATTCGGCAGAAAACTGCCGAACCGGTCCGGCAGAAAACTGCCGAACGATCCGGCAGAAAACTGCCGGATCATCCTTATGCACAAGAAACAGAAGAACAAGAGACAAGGCCAAATCTGAACGGGGAAGAAAACCGCCCCGGAGTCTGTCAGAAGTGCGAGGGCCGTGGCGTTGTCCAGAAGGTCTTCCGGGGGATGGGATTTAACGAGCGCTGCCCGGTGTGCGCCGGGCGCGGATCGGTGGCCGCATGAAACATATCGTAGGTTTCTCGGGCGGTGTTGACTCACAGGCGTGCGCCCGCTGGGTGCTGAACCGATACCCGGCTGAGGATGTCATCTTGACCAACTCGGACGCGGGCGGATGGGAAGACCCATTGACAACTGGATTCGTGGACTGGTACAGCGCCAACGTGCATCCAGTAGTGAAGACAAACGCCATCGTGAGCGACATGTGGAAGACGCCGGGATTTGCTGAAACGAAGGGGCTGGACGGTAACGCGGTTCTGACCTTCGAGGAAATGGTTCGGATTAAGGGCCGACCGCCCAGCCGCAAGGCGCAGTTCTGTACCGAGAAACTAAAACTGGAGCCGCAACGGCGGTGGCTGAATGCAACATTCGGGCCTGGCGGAATCCATGAAGGTGTCGCGTATTGCCGATACACCGGAGTTCGCCGGGACGAATCGGAAGCACGCAAGAACGCGCCAATTGAGGCGTGGGAAGACTGGTTTGATTGTGAGTTGCACTCGCCTATTGCGGACTGGACTAAGCAGATGTGTTTCGACTACGTGCAGGCCCACGGTGAGCAGGTTAACCCTCTCTATGCGCTTGGTTTCAACAGGGTCGGCTGTGCGCCCTGCATCAACAGCGGCAAAGAAGATATTCTGAACTGGGACATCCGCAGACCGGAAATGATTGAGAAGGTACGCGGGCTGGAATTACGGACAGGGCGAACTTTTTTTTCTCCATGCGTGCCAGGAATGTATACAAACACCATAGACCAGGTGCTGGAATGGGCTCGGACATCTCGCGGGGGCCGGCAGCAGATGTTTCCGATCCTGCATGAGCGGGAATCCTGTGAATCGAAGTATGGATTGTGCGAATGATAGCTATCGACCTGTTTTGCGGTTTGGGCGGCTGGACCGCCGCTGAGCCGATTTATCGCCCAGGCGTACCGCAAAGATGCGCATGTGCGCTAGAATCGAGAGCATGAAACAAAAAACAGCGGTGCGTTTTTCTGTGATGGTTCCGCGGGCCGAATATGAGGCGATCAGGGCAAACGCCGCGGCCGCCGGGGAATCCGTCTCGGCGCGGATAGCGGCAGTAATCGAAGCCAGGTTCCAGCCGGGCAACCGGAGCCAGCTGGCGGCTGTAAAGACCGCCGGCGGTGTACGGGCCACGGTGTTCCTGCGGCCGGAAACGATCAAAGCGGCGAAACAGGAATGCGCGCGTCAGAAGGTTTCGGTGTCGCAGGCGATCGCCGGTCTGCTGACCGCAAAATAACACTTGCGCACGTGCGCGAAAGGTGCTAAATTGGTCTTGTCGCTGGGAGGCGGCACAACATGACCGAACAAACGAAACAAGAAATTACGGAGAGGCTGCGCGCGTGGGATCGCGGAGAGTCTATCTGGACCATTGAATTGGGCGGCTTAGGCCCTGGATACGAGCAGGCGATCCAGATTTGCTCTATCGAAATTCTGCGCGATTACATAGACCGCCCGCTTCCGGACGAATCAACGTGGTGCGTTTTTGGCAATGACACCGTAGCGCGGATTGATGCCCTCGATCCGGTAGCGTTTTTCCCGGCATACACCCCGGAAGGCGGCAAGGCATGAACGCCCACGTAGCCCAACCATTCCGGGCGATCCTGAACGGCTTCGCCCCGGCCATTGCGACTCCTGAACCGTGCGGCTACTGCGAAGAGGCCGCGCCCGCAACCGCAACGCTGGACGGCTCTCCGGCCTGCGCGAAGTGCGCGACGATGTGCGGACACTGCGCGGAGTTTGCGCCGGCGCACACTACCGATTGCCCGCAGCACCCGGCGCAGATCGAAGAAGCCGCGCGGCTGGATCAGATGGAGCGGGACCAGCGCAGTGAGGATGCGGTGCGCGGATACAGCCTGAAGCTGAGCGGCGATTACGGGGTGAGGAGGGCGCGATGAAATACACTACCACGCTGAACGAGATCAGGAGCCACAAACCCTGCGAATCCGGCTGGAAGAAGCTGCTGGCGGCATATCCGGGCCGGGGCATGGATGAGATTTTTGACGTGCTGGACGTGTTCCGCAGCAACGGGCTGGACGATATGGAATGGCTAGCAAAAACGTTGCCATCCATGGCCCCGGCGTGGGCTGAGTACGAGCGCGTGAATGCCCCGGCGTGGGCTGAGTACCAGCGCGTGAAGGCCCCGGCGTGGGCTGAGTACCAGCGCGTGAAGGCCCCGGCGTGGGCTGAGTACCAGCGCGTGAAGGCCCCGGCGTGGGAAGCCATTCTGAGCGGCGGCGAATCGGAAATGGAAAGGGCGCGGCGATGACAGCGATCTACGGACCAGACGGAAAACCTGTGGCCGGTTCTGCGCCAACCGGCAAGACTGTGGAGATCGTTCGCAGCGCCAGCCGAAAATACAACCTCGGCAACTATGAGAGCGTCGATTTTTTCTGTTCTTACAAGTCCTCGTGCGACGAAGCGGAGGCTGATGCCGTGAGCGCCGATGCGGCGGCATGGTGCTACGAGCAGGTTTTGGAACAGGTAAACGAAGTGAGACGGAAACAGAAGGAGGCCGCGCATGCCGTGGCCGGAAAGAAGGTAGCGTGATAGTCAAAGCACCGGAAGAAAGATTTGCCACCGCGCCGGAAGGTACATTCGCGGCGGTTTGCGTGGATGTCATCGACCTCGGTATGGTAAGCAACAGATTTGACCCAGACCAACCGGATCGACAGATGGTTCGGTTCGTATGGCAGATCGACGAACAGGACAACACCGGCAAGCCCTACATGCTGAAGCAGGATTACACAGCAAGCCTGCATGAGAAAGCAAAACTGCGCAAGGCGCTGGAGGGATGGCGCGGACGGGCTTTCACTCCAACGGAACTTTTTGGGTTCGATACAGAAACGTGCATCGGAACCGGATGCCTGCTGAATGTGGTACATAATACTGGATCGCGCGGAGGCACGTTTGCCAACGTCGGCGGCGTGATGAAGCTGGCCAAGGGTATGCGTGCACCAACGCCGGTAGATTATGTGCGCGTGAAGGACCGTGCGCCAGAGCCTCCGAAGCAACGGAAGGTTGAAGAAGAACCGCCGCATCCGGCTTGGGGCGCAGGAATAACCGACGACGACGTACCGTTCTAAAAGCTCGCGTGGCATCGCCTTCGGCGGTGGCCTCCCACCGGCTGGCATACCTGGCACGCGACGTATGCTGCCCTTCGGGGTCCAAGAAAGGATAGGAAAAATGGGTCAAGCAGTACCGATTAAAAAAGCGTCAAAGGCCAAGATGGACACCATTTTGGTAACGCCAGAGATCGTCCAGAGCTGGAAGCGCCCGGAGTTTCAGCGACCTATTAAGGAAAACCGGAAGGTTGTCGATCTCGCAGAGGAGATGAAGCGCGATGGTGGCGTATGGCCCGGAGTTGTCACGCTCGGTATTATCGGTCGTGAAACGTACCTGATCGACGGACAGCACAGGCGGCATTCTTTTCTGATTTCAGGGCTGAAAGATGGCCTGGCTGATGTCAGAATTCATTATTTTGATTCAATGGCCGAAATGGGAGAAGAGTTTGTCCGGCTGAATAGTCAACTTGTGCGGTTAAACCCTGATGACATTCTCCGAGGCCTGGAAGCTGGCACCGTCAGCCTGAAGTTGATTCGAGAAAAGTGCTCATTTGTCGGGTACGATATGGTGCGCAGAAATACCGGCAGCGCTCCGATGTTGAGTATGTCTGTTGCGATCCGTTCTTGGTCTGGGTCGGGCCGTGAGGTTCCGCAGTTGATCGGCAGCGCCACGGTGCAGGCGGCGGTCATGACGGTCAAGGACACGGAGGTGATGATTCAGTTTCTGCAGATGTGCTTTGTAGCCTTTGGTCGAGACGCGGAATACCATCGTTTGTGGAGTGCGCTGAATTTGTGCCTTTGCATGTGGCTTTACCGGCGTTGCGTATTGGACGAGGGTGCTCACGCAAATACCCGCTGGGACAATATAAAGCAAGACGAGTTTAAGCGCTGCCTTATGGCGCTTTCAGCGGACAGGGATTATTCAGACTGGCTTATAGGCCGGAATATGGGAGAGCGCGACCGCTCCCCATGTTACGACAGAATCAAAAGGATTTTCATCAAGCGAATGAACCAGGAGCGGGGCGTAAAGGTTAGCCTTCCGCAGCCGTCTTGGTCGCACACCAGAGGAGGTGGAAAATAAATGGCAAGACCAAGAAAATCAACGCGGGACGAATGGCT